AAGTGAATCAAGGAGCTATGTCTGGTGATGGTAATGATGCTAAAGGTAAATCAAAATCAAAAGTAGACCCAGCAATCTTTAGAATGGCTGAAGAAAGAGATTACTAATTTAAATGGAAGAAGATAAAACTAAAAATGGCGGTTACGAAGCCGAAGGTAATCCTTTAGTTGGTTTCATAAGAAGTAGATTTCAACAAGCTGAAACATCTAAAATCTATGATGAGAAAAGATGGTTAAAGGCTTATAGAAATTATAGAGGATTATACGGACCTGAAATGGCATTTCGTGAAAACGAAAAGTCTAGAGTTTTTGTTAAAGTAACAAAGACTAAAGTACTAGCTTCGTTTGGTCAAATTATAGAAGTTTTATTTTCACAAGGTAAATTTCCATTAGGCGTAATGCCTACTTCTGTACCAGAAGATATTGCAGAAAGAGCACATTTAAATCCACAACCACAACAGCCTCAACAACCTCAAGAACCAATGAGTCCTTATGGTTTTAATGGTGATGGTAAAAATATAGAACCAGGTGCAACTGCAAATGATTTAATGAAAAATCTTGCACAAGAATATGAAAGTGTAGGTTTTGATGAAGGTCCTGCACCAGCTGGTCAACCACAAATTGAACCAGCAAGAAAAGCTGCAGAGGCAATGCAAAAATTATTGCATGATCAATTAGAAGAAAGTAGAGCTATTACAATTATGCGTCATGTATTTTTTGAAATGGCATTACTTGGTACGGGAATATTAAAAGGTCCATTTACAGATTTAAAAGAATACAATTCATTTGATTCAGCTGAAGATGATGAAGGTAATGAAATAAATATTAGAGTTAAAAAAGTTAAAACAATTCCTAGTATAGAAGCTGTATCGTGTTGGGATTTTTATCCTGATCCAAATGCAACAAATATAAATGATTGTGATTATGTTATTCAAAGACATTCTTACAATAAACAACAGTTTCAAGATTTAGTAGATAAGCCAATGTTTAATGCAGAGGCTGTTCAAGAATGTTTAGAGATGGGACCTAATTATCAAACAAGAGGATTTGAATCTTCTTTATATGATAGAGAAAATATTACAAGTATATATAAAAATAGATTTGAAGTTTTAGAATATTGGGGTATTATAGATAAAAAAACTGCAGATGAATGTGGTTTAGAATATGAAAACACAGGTGAAGTAATATCTGTTAATGTATGGATATGTGGTAATAAAGTTTTAAGAATGGTAGAAAATCCATTTACACCAAATCGTATACCATACCTAGTATGTCCATATGAATTAAATCCTTATCAATTTTTTGGAGTAGGTATTCCAGAAAATATGGAAGATTCACAAATGGTTATGAATGGTCATGCAAGAATGGCTATTGATAACTTAGCACTAGCAGGTAATTTAGTATTTGATGTTGATGAAACAATGCTAGTACCTGGTCAGGATATGAAAGTATTTCCTGGTAAAATATTTAGAAGACAAAGTGGTCAAACAGGACAAGCTATACATGGAGTTAAATTTCCAAATACAGCTTATGAAAATTTACAAATGTTTGACAAGTTTAGACAGATTGCAGATGAAGCAACTGGTATTCCATCTTATTCACATGGAGCAACAGGTGTACAATCTACAACAAGAACTGCAGCGGGTATGTCCATGTTAATGGGTGCTGCTGCATTAAGTATAAAAACAGTTATCAAAAATATTGATGACTATTTATTAAAGCCCCTAGGAGAATCTTTATTTTATTGGAACATGCAATTTAATGATGATGCTCCACATATCAAAGGTGATCTAGAAATCAAAGCACAAGGTACTTCTTCTTTAATGCAAAAAGAAGTTAGATCTCAAAGATTAATGACATTCATGCAAACTGCATCTAATCCTGCACTTGCACCGTTTGTTAGATGGCATACATGTTTAACTGAAATAGCTAAATCTTTAGATATTGATCCAGATCAATTAATTAATGATCCAGAAAAAGCTGCGATCTATGCACAAATAATGGGGATGGCAAATGGAAATCAAAACAATACAACCGCTACTGGAGGACAAAGTCAAATGGGACCGACTGGTCCAGTACCTGCAGGAGCTTCGCCAACAGATCCAACAGGAGCTGGAGGTGGCAACATCGGAACAGGCAATGTACCGATGCCAGGGGAAGCTGGCTTTAGTGAGGCAAATACTCAACCTACAAGAGGCAAACAAACGCAATAAAGAATAATGGTATTACAATTAGTTAAAAATGCAGCAACTGATCTCTATGAATATAGAGATGCAGCGGAACAGTCTAGTTCACCAATTACTTCAAAAGATTTTGAAGCATACGAAGGTGATACTAAAACTACACTTGCAACAGGTGGAACAAATTTAGGTACACAAACTGAAAAACTAATTAGAGAATTACCAGGAACAATAACAACTGATGTAGATCCTAGAACAGGAGAAGTTACAACAAAAGGTAGAACACAACAAGTAGGTATTGAACAAAAATCTATGGCAAATTTAGAAAGTTCTAGTGCAACTTCAATAAATCCATTTGATAAAGTTCAATCAATTATAAGTCAAACACAAATGCCAGGTTCTACTGCAGCTGATAAAGATAGAATTTTTAAATTAATACAAAATCAACAAGAATTACAAGCTAGTGCTCAAAAATTTGATAACATAACTCAAAAATTAGATATGGGTATGAGAGCTTATAATATGTTTTCAGGTAAAAATTTAGGAACACCACCTATAAATCCTAGTTCAACACCTTTAACATCACTTACGTCAATGCCAGTAGGTCAGTCCACACTTGGTGGAATAGGAGCTGCAGGTGGTATTGCATATGGTTTAGGGACTGCATTTAAAGTAAAACCAAAAGAAAGAACAGGTATGACTGCTGGTGCTAGTATTGGAATGGCAGTAGGCGGACCAGTAGGCGGAGTAGTTGGTGGAATAATTGGTGGAGTATTAGGATGTTTTTTACCTAATACAGAGATTGCAATGGCTGATGGATCTAAGAAAAAAATTATAAATATAGAATTAAAAGATAATATCAAAATTGGTGGAAATGTTTTTGCTACAGCAAAATTTTTAATAACTAATTTGTATGATTACAAAGGAGTTAAAGTTTCAGGTAGTCATATGGTTAATGAGAATAATAAATGGATTAGGGTAGAAGATAGTGACATTGCAAAATCATTAGGTAATGATGAGCATGTTGTATATACGTTAGGCACACAAAATAGAAGAATAGTTATAAATGATATATTATTTACTGACTATTTTGAAATAGATGAAAAAGAAGAATTAGTAAAACAAGGTGATAGTTACTTTGATAATTGGAAGTTACATTCAGATTATTTATCTCAGCAAAATGTATATAAAATAAATGAAAAGCAGACTTTGGAACTTAGATAAAGATTATAATCATTTAGTTAAATGGTGGGCACAATACGATTTTGGTACTGTCCCTAAGCAATGTTTACCTCCTGAAGGTATTATAGTAGAAAATGATAACACACCTATATGTGCTGGAGGTTTATATAGATGTATAAATTCAAACTTTGGTGTAATGGAATGGATTGTTGCTGATAAATTTGCACCATTAAAAGTAACACATAAAGCATTAAATTTATGTATACAAGAACTTTTATTATTAGCTAAACAATATAAAATAGAATTAGTATATTCAATGACTGCTAATAAATCATTACATAAAAGATATACAAAATATCACAATATGAAATTAGTTGAAGAACATGTTAAAACTTTTTTAAGTGATTTAAGTGGTAAATATGATAATTTAGAATGGATTACAAGTGAGGAAATATTAAATGGCAATAGATAATATGCAAGGAAAGGTAACTACAACTGGCACAATGGATAAAGGTCCTGCAATGCCAAAGGGAAAAGTTAATCCTGTGTTACCTACACAAAAAAAAGAACAAGTTGCAAAACCGCAACCTGTTCAAAATAAACCTATGAGTTTAAAAGATCAATTTCCTGATGCATCAGAAACTGAACTTACTATTGCTGAAAGATTAAAAACTTTAACAGATGATGATATGGCAGCTATTCAAAATGTTTTATCACCATCTGTTGCTGGAGCATTTGGTAAAATTGTTCCTGAACTTGCTCCTGTATTTGAGCAGTACAGAACAGAAGAACCAAATCTTGTAATGCCTATGTCAGTTGCAGCAAATTATGCAATGAAACAATATGGTGTTCAAGATCCAAAACAAGCTGTTGCAGTTTTAACCGAAGATATATTTGGTGGATTACAACAACAATCGATGGAAACACAACAACAAACAAATGTGCCACCTAGTCAACCTACAGAAACTGCAGGTTTAATGACTAGCCCACAAAATATGGAACAAGTTTAGAGCTACCCTTACCCATAAGGCACTCAACCCAAGAGGTAAAAATAATGGAAGAAGAAAAAAAAGTTTCTGAAGAAACTAAAGTTAAAATGCCAGAAGCAAATCCTTATAGCAAAGTTAAAAAAACTGACGATGCTGAAACAGAGGCGTTTGCAAAAGGTGAGTTAACAAAGTTTCATAGGGAACAAAGAGAAAAGGAAGCAGAAGCAGCAACCGAACAGAAGGACACCGATGCATCTGAAGAGACTGCAGAAAAATCAGAAGTAAAGGCTACTCCTATCGCTGAACGCCCTGCAAAAGCTGAAGATCGTGTTTTTAAGAAACGTTATGACGATCTTAAAAAACACTATGATTCTACAATTAATAAACACAAGGATGAAGTTGTATCTTTGCGTTCTCAATTAGAATCCAGTACTAAACAATTTGTGCCACCTAAATCAAAAGATGAATTAGAGGCATGGAGAAAAGAGTACCCTGATGTTTATGATATGGTGGAAACTATAGCCATGAACAAAGCTACTACTCGAACTGCAGAAATTGAAGATAAATATAAAAACCTTCAACTCCAGCAAGAACAAATTGCAAAAGAAAAAGCCGAAGTAGAACTTTTAAAATTACATCCTGATTTTAATGAGATTCGAGAAAAAGAAGAATTTCATAATTGGGCTGCTAATCAAGATCCTACTATTCAAGGTTGGCTGTATGAAAATACATCTAACGCTAAGTTAGCTGCTAGAGCTATTGATCTATTTAAAATGGACAATGGTGATAGTAAATTAACTAAAAGAGAAGAGAAGGATGTTAAAAAAGAAGCTGCTAGAGCAATTTCTAAAACAAGAAAAAGTACTGAGTCCGATATTCCTAAAAAGAAAGTTTGGACAACTAGTGAGATTTCTAAATTGAAAACTCATGAATTTGAGAAGCACGAGAAAGACATTGACCTTGCACGTTTAGAAGGTAGGATTGAACAAAGATAAACAATCTAACTAAACAATAGGAGAAGCATTATGGCTTTTACAAACTCTGCGGGATACCAAAACCTTGCACAAGGTAATTTTACTCCGCAAATATTTAGTCAGAAAGTTCAAAAATTCTTCAGAAGAGCATCAGTGGTAGAAGATATTACTAACACTGATTACGCTGGAGAAATTGAAAATTTTGGCGATACAGTAAAAATAATAAAAGAGCCTACAATCACGGTCAAAGATTATGCTAGAGGTCAAACAGTTGATACACAATTATTAGCTGATGATCAAATAACTATGACTGTCGATCAAG